GGACGCCGCAGGTTCTGTGACTGAAATTGATATTAACTTCAATGACACAGCAGGCAACTTCCATGTGTTTGAGCCAAATGTTTCTGCACCCATCGCAAGCGTGAATCTTTACGCGGCGGCGACAACAGCACTAAACGCAGATGCATCAGCAGGAAGATTTACTGTTGAACTAGAATACTCATTATTCTAGGGGGCTGTCATGTCGAGTGATGTATTTGCAGTAAACAAAACGGCAGACGCTACAGTGTTTGCTAGTCGTGCGCGAGTGCGTCAAATTCAAGTAAAAACTGAGGGTTCAGGTAGCCCGAAAGTTGTCCTCAAAGATGGGGGTGCGTCAGGGACTGCCCTGATTACCCTCGAATTTGGAACAAGTAGCACATTCTCAGTTAACATCCCAGACAACGGGATACTGTTTGAGACTGACGTTTATTTGGATTTGACAGCGTGTTCTAGCGTTACAGTGTTTCTCTCATAGGTGATGTAATGGGCAAGAAAGCGAAAGAGATGTTAGGTAGCATATCCCCCCTTTACGGGGCGGCTACAGGACGAGGTGCTTTTGGTAAGCTTACTAAAGATGGGCCGGGTCTGCTTGGCTTGATGGCGAAGATTGGCGACAAGAAGACTGACGAAGAAGCTAAGGCAAAAAAAGCACAGATGATGACCCCTAATATGAAAGCGGCTCAAGATGTCAAAAGGATGGCGGCAGGCGGCAGGGCAAGGAAGCGCCCTATTGACGGCGTAGCCACCAAAGGCAAGACCCGCGCTTTATACTAATGTCTAAAACAAAATATCCCGGTGTTACCAGAACGCCGAGCGGCGGGATTAAATACAGAGGCACAACCTTTGCTGGGTTTAATAAACCCAAGAGGTCAAATCGTGCTGGGAAAAAGGGCATGGTTCTTGCTAAGGATGGCGACAAGGTTAAGCTCATTCACTATGGCGATAGCTCTATGGGGCATAACTACTCTGCGACAGCAAGAAAAAACTTTAAGGCGCGGCACGGCAAGAACATAGCCAAGGGCAAAATGTCTGCGGCTTACTGGGCTAACAAAGAACTGTGGTCAAAGGGCGGTTCCACAAAGTCGCCACCTAAATCACAGAAGCACAAGAAGTACGGCAGGAAAAAAACATGAAGGCTGGCAGGAAAATTGGTTGCCCTAAAAAGCCCATCGCCATGAGCGGGGGTGGTAGCACGGGTAAAAAGAAATCCAAGTCTAAGGTAAATGAGGCGGGGAACTACACTAAACCCACCATGAGAAAACGAATTTTTAATCGTATCAAAGCTGGAGGCAAAGGGGGAAAGCCGGGCCAGTGGAGCGCTAGAAAGGCCCAAATGCTTGCTTCAGCCTACAAGAAAGCTGGCGGAGGCTATAGAGATTAGGTGATATATGGACCCCATATCAACAGGTTTGGCGGGTATTGCTTTAGTCCAAAAGTCTGTAGAGTTGATTAAAAGTAATATCAACACTGTAAATGACATAAGGGATATAGCGGGTGCGCTGGACGGACTTTTTGAGGGGGAAAAGCAGGTACAGAAAAAACGATTTAGTGATAAGTCTATTGTTGGTCAGTCCAAGGACGCGGCTCATTCCGTCATTGATGCCAAATTAGCCCAAGAGCAACTCGAAGAAATTTCCATAATGATTGATAATCGTTTTGGCTACGGAACGTGGAGGGCTATCATTGCTGAAAGAGCCAAAAGAATTGCCGAGGAAAAAGAGGCTATAAAGCAAGCCAAGATAGAGGCGGAAAGAAAAAGAAAAAAAAGAAACGAAGAAATAAAATTTGCCATGTTTGTTACTAGTATTATTGGCGCCGTGACTGGGCTTTTAGTCCTTGTTGTTCTAATCGTATTTTCATAGTATTATTTGATATGGCAGAAAAAAAGAAATCTCAAAAAAGTTTGGATAGTTGGACCAAGCAAAAGTGGCGCACAAAGTCTGGCAAACCTAGCACGCAGGGGCCAAATGCTACTGGTGAGAGGTATTTGCCGAGCGCGGCAATAGTTAATATGTCGTCGAAAGAATACGCGGCTACGTCTAGAAAGAAGCGTGAGGATACTAAAAAGGGTAGGCAATTTTCTAAACAACCAAGGAGAATTGCAAGCAAAGTCAGAAAGCATAGGAACGCATAATGGCAGTTGTGACACCAGACTTACCAGAAATTTTCGAAGAAGCCTTTGAGCGGGCGGGTACAGAACTGCGCTCTGGGTATGATTTAAAAACTGCCCGCCGTAGTTTTAACCTTTTAACCTTGGAGTGGCAAAATCGTGGACTTAATCTTTGGACCATTGCGAGCGGTACGCAAGCTATTACCGCAGGGACTGCAACGTATACTCTCCCGACAGACACTGTTGACCTTCTGGAACACCAACTTCGGACGGGGACCGGAACCAACCAAACCGACACCAACCTCGAAAGAATCAGTGTCTCAACCTACGCCCAGCAAAACCAAAAAAACACGCAAGGTAGGCCGACCCAAATCTTCGTCGAAAGGTTAGCGGGTTCTACGCAGGTGACCCTCTGGCCTGTTCCCAATAGTGTTGAAACCTATACTTTGTTTTACTACAGGTTGGTTGGCACTGACGGGTTGTCTAGTGGTATATCTGGGACATCCACAAACTTTATACCACCAAGGTGGGTTCCCTGTTTGGTGGCTGGGCTTGCATATCAAATCTCAATGAAGAAGCCTGAAGGCGCAGAACGTGCGGCGGCACTGAAGGAAGAGTATGAGTTTCAGTATCAGCTTGCCGCAGGGGAAGATGCGGACAGAGTTTCTGTAAGGTTTGTGCCGTATAGTTCTGTGTATGTGGAGGGTTAAATGTACGCACGCGGCAGTAAGGCTTTCGGGTATTGCGATAGGACAGGATTCCGATACCCGTTAAGAGACTTAATACCAGAGGTTCAGAACGGAGTTCGCACAGGGCTTTTGATAGGCAAGGATGTTGTTGACCCCGACCATCCTCAAAATTTTGTAGGCAGATTAAGAGTTACAGACCCGCAATCACTAAGGGACCCAAGGCCAGACAACAGCCTTGACTCAGCCTTTGGGTACAATCCAGTCGGTGGTCTTTTTACAAATATTGCAGGCTCTGTGGGTGATGTTACTGTAATCATAAAGAACACCTAGCGGTATCCCCGGTCAAAGCGGAGCTTTTACTCGTATCGAGGTTGCGGTTGGAGCGCCTACGTTGTACTATTATTGTAATGTACACTCAGGTATGGGCGGGATAGCCTACACACCAAATGCATAAAAGTTGCATGTAACTTTAAGGAGATTGATATGGCTAGAGAAAAGAGAAAGCCGCCCACAAAGAAGACGGGTTTCTTTGCCCGTATGAAGGACCAGCAAAACAAGAGAAAGAAAGCACGCAGTGATTTTGAAACAAAGCGGAAAAAGAAAGCAGAGTTCTTTAGAAGCAGAAGCGGTGGTACAAAGGCTGACCCAGTTCAGGTAGCGAGCGGCAGGAAATATACAATCAAGTCAGGCGATACGCTTTCTCAGATTGCGAGAAACTATGGCGTAAGTCTTAAAGCCCTCAAAGAAAACAACAAAATTAAAAATGCAAATGAAATCAAAGCTGGGCAAAAGATTGCAGTTCCGGGGCAAGTGAAGGCAAAAGCTACAAATGTCTATGAGGGAACAGACTTGAGCAAGATAACCAAGAACCCAACGCAGGCAGAAGTAAAGGCGCAGAAGGCTAAAAATGTAGTGACTGACGCCAAAGTAAAAGAGGAGAACTTGAAGCGTAAAGATATCAACGCTGACGGCACACCGAGAAAAAAGGCAGGCGGCGCTGTAAAGAAAATGTCTGCTGGTGGAATGACCTCTCGCGGCATGGGTGCGGCGAGCAGGGGTGGTAAGTTTTCAATACGATAGGAGGATACTATGCGTAAAAAAGTAGCTAAAAAGTCTAAGGGTATGAAGCGTGGAGGCATGATGAAGTCTAAGGGCTATCGTCGTGGCGGCATGATGAAATCCAAAGGCATGAAGCGTGGTGGAATGATGAAGTCAAAAGGTATGAAGCGTGGCGGAGCAACAGCCAAGCCTATGACTTTGGCTCAGGTTAGAGCCGCCGCAAAGAAAAAAGGTTATAAGCTAACTAAAGCTTAATGCCATATCTTCAGAGCAATATACCTCACTTCAAGTGTTGGGTGAGGCGTGAATACACGCATAATCACGAAGCTTATCATGGGGAGTTTCTTCATGCGATGGCTGTCGCCGTCACCACTTTACCCAATAGATGTTTAAGTTTCCAAATGATATTCACTGGCATAGAAGCCGAAGGTGAGGAGACGGACACCGTGCATGGCGGAGCTATGTGGGCGAGGATGCCAATTACAGCACTGGTGGCAGATGAACCCTTAGATGAGTGGCCTGAACCTATGGATGTCCATGATGCACAGCCTTGGGACTGCCCATCTCATACACACGCTGTGTACACAATAGACAGGGCAACCCCCTGCCCGTGGCTCGCAAAAGTTGGCGGTAACTTTTATCCAGCAAAGTATATGTTTACTGTTGATTATACTGATAGTGAGATTGCAGATGACCCTGCACAACACAAGCAAAGCCATGTCATGCACTTGCTAGATGCGGGGGAGTGGACAGGAAACATCGTAGCTTTGCCAAACAATAGGGTTAGAGTAACGCACCCTGCATGGTTTGAGACAGGCGAGGGCGCACCAGATTTTAAGCCGTCTGCACATATACATTACAGCAAAAGTGATTTAGACTATACGCTAGATGTAAATAGGATTTTTGATAATCTTTACAACGAGGACTAGCTATGGCGTATACGTTTACTACGCTTAAACAAGCGATACAGGATTACACTGAAAACACAGAGACAACTTTTGTAAACAATCTTTCTAGGTTTATACAAAACGCCGAGGAAAGGCTTTACAGAACTTTGCAGATACCAAGCCTTCGCAGGGTTGTGGACTCTACTCTTGTCAATGGTCAAAGGTTTTTAAACAAACCCGCAGACTTCCAGTACATATACTCTATTGCCGTAAAGGAAGCTGACGGTGACTATGTTTTTCTTTTAGACAAAGACTCTAATTTTTTAAGAGAGGCATTCCCCAATACATCAACCACAGGCTTTCCCCAATACTATGCCAATCATAACGATGAGCATTTTATGTTGGCTCCAACACCCAACTCAGCCTATGCGGTTCAACTGCATTACGCACATGACCCGACATCTATTACCACATCTAGTGATGGGACAAGTTGGCTTGGAACAAACGCCGAGGTCCCGCTCTTGTATGGCTCATTGATAGAGGCCAACATATTTATGAAGGGTGACGCAGACGTTACCCAGATGTATGAAAACAAATATCAAGAAGCTATTGCTTTACTGGCACAGCAAACAGAGGGCAGGTTAAAGCGAGATAGTTATAGAGATGGGGAGGTCAGAGTATAATGTTTGGTAATTCAATATCAATGGAGCTTCCAAAAGAACCCATTGTGAGTGTACACACGACAGAAGATAGGGGGCATAGCCCTGAAGAAGTTGCTGAAAGATGCTTGGATAAAATTATTCAGGTTAGCGACAGCGCACCTTCCGCCATAAGGGAGCAGGCATATGCGTTCAGGGATGTGTTACGACCTCTGTTAATATTTTATATGAAAGAGGCTATTAACAGCGACAGGACTACTGTGTATAATATTCTTTGTAAGAATGGTCACAAGGATGTGGCTGAACATATTAGGAGGCTGTAATGGCTATTACCCAAGAAATGTGCAACTCTTTTAAAGCGGAGTTGCTCAAAGCGGAGCATAACTTTACTGCATCTAGTGGGCATACTTTTAAACTTGCTCTTTTCACAAGTTCTGCGACCCTTAATAAAAGCACAACCGCTTTTGCAACGACCAATGAAGCGTCTGGCACTGGCTATAGTTCTGGCGGCAACACCCTAACCAGCGTAACTCCTGTGCTTGATTCAGACACGGCGGTTTGTGATTTTACCGACACAACCTTTTCAACCGCAACAATAACGGCAAACGGAGCGTTAATTTATAACTCTAGCGCATCCAACAAGGCTGTTGCTGTTTTAGCGTTTGGCGCTGACAAGACTTCAACTAACGGGGATTTTACTATCCAATTCCCATCGGCGGCGGCAAGCACAGCCATTATCCGTATAGCATAGCGGTCTGTTATGGCGTTGGTTATTGCTGATAGGGTCAAAGAAACCAGCAACACCACAGGCACGGGGACATACACTCTTGCTGGCGCAGTGACTGGATTTGAGACATTTAACTCTATAGGAAATGGCAACACAACTTATTATGGTTGTGTTGATGATGCTGGTAACTTTGAGGTGGGTGTTGGGACATACGCATCTTCAGGAACAACTCTTGCAAGAACTTCTATCTTGCAATCAAGTAACAGCGATTCTGCTGTCGATTGGTCGGCTGGGGTAAAAACATTATTTTGCACGATGCCAGCACAGAAAGTCATGGTTCTTGATTCAGACCAAACAAGCGCGGCAAATAAGTTGCCGTTTTTTAATGGTGCTTCAGTTGCAGATGTAACAGATTTGACTGCTTATGGCAGGTCGTTAATAGACGATGCAGATGCGTCTGCCGCAAGAACAACCCTTAATGTAGACGAGGCAGGAACAGCAGTTGCACTTGCCATAGCTTTAGGATAACAGAAATATGGCTAATACATTCAAGATTAAAACTGACACTGCTGTAGGCACAGGGGCGGCTACTATTTACACCTGCCCTAGCGCGACACAAACCACAATCATAGGGCTATCTGTTGCCAACATTGTTGCGTCTCAAATTACCATTGATGTGCAGTTAGAGAACAGTGATGGCGATAATATTTATCTGGTCAAGGCGGCCCCTGTCCCAGTGGGCAGTGCCTTGGTTGTCGTAGGTGGCGACCAAAAGGTTGTTATGGAAGCATCAGACGTATTGAAAGTAACAACAAACACAGCATCTT